GTTTATTACATATGCTATTTTTTTTGAAAGGATTTTATGAAAGAGAATGAATTTCAATCAAAACTTATTACAGAATTAAAATCAAGGTTTGTTGGATGCGAAATAATTAAGAATGATAGTAGTTATATTCAAGGGATTTGCGATTTAATAATTTTGTATAAAAATAAATGGGCTATGCTAGAGGTAAAAAAAAGTAAAGAAGCAAAAAAGCAGCCTAATCAAGAATATTATGTTAATAAATTTGGCAAAATGTCATATGCCGCATTTATTTATCCAGAAAATAAGGAGAAGATATTAAATGAATTGGAACGATCACTCCTCTCTTAAGGGAGAGCATGCATTTTTATCTGCATCCAAGTATCATTGGGTAAACTATGATGGAGAAAAATTAGAAGATGTATATTTGTCATGGTTGGCAGTTCAAAGAGGAACTGAATTACATGAATTAGCCTCTAAGTTAATTGATTTACGACAAAAGTTACCAAGATCAGAAAAATCATTTAATCTATATGTTAATGATGGTATTGGATTTAAAATGCTTACAGAACAAACACTATATTATTCACCTAATTGCTTTGGAACAGCCGATGCAATTTCATTTAGAGACAATATTTTACGTATTCATGATTTAAAAACAGGTAAAACCGTAGCATCTATGAAACAACTTGAAATATATGCTGCTTTATTTTGTTTGGAATATGGAAAAAATCCAAATAGTATTGACATTGAATTAAGAATGTATCAATTCGATGAGGTTTTAGTTCATCATCCCGAACCAGAAGAAATATTATATATTATGGAAAAGATTAAGGACTTTGATAAAAGAATTCAACGCTTACAAGATAAGGAGTAAAGGTCATGAGTGAATTAAAGCATATTGGTGTTCCACGCAGATCTGGAAGATATCCTTGGGGAAGTGGTAAGGATGGATATCAACGTAATACTTCTTTTCGAGGTTATGTTAAGGAATTAAGCAAACAGGGTTTGACTCAAAAGCAAATTGCGGAAGGGATGGGGCTGACAACCACCCAACTTCGTGCAGAAATTTCTATAGAGAAATCTGCCCAAAGAAAGGCTGATGCTGCTTTGGCACAACGGCTTAAGGATAAAGGATATTCTAATGTTGAAATTGGAAAACGAATGTCTATTAATGAAAGTTCAGTCCGAAATCTTCTAGATCCCGTTATGCAAGAGAGAGCATTAATAACTGAGCGAACTGCTGATATGCTAAAAAATCAAGTCGCTAGTAAGTTATATTTAGATGTTGGGGCAGGAATAGAAAATCAAATCGGTGTTTCACGCACTCAGGTTAATACAGCTATTGCTGTTTTACAAAAACAAGGATATAAATTACAATATATTCAAACAGACCAATTAGGTACAGGTAAAAAGACAACAATTAAGGTTTTAACAAAAGATGATGTTGATTATAAAACATTGGTTAATAATAAAGATAAAATTAAAATGGTAACTGATTGGAGTGAAGATGGTGGAAGATCATATCTGGGATTAGAACCAATTACTTCTGTTTCTAGTAAACGTATTGGAATTAAATATAAAGAAGATGGCGGAGCCGATATGGATGGTGTGATCGAACTTCGTCGAGGAGTAAAGGATATTTCACTTGGCGAATCTAGATACGCGCAAGTTCGTATTGGTGTTGATGGAGATAAATATCTAAAAGGGATGGCAATATATTCTGATAATTTACCTCCCGGCGTAGATATAATGTTTCATACAAGTAAAAGTAAAGATGTTGGATTTAATAAGGCTCTAAAAAGTATGAAAGATGATCCAGATAATCCATTTGGTTCAACCGTTCGTCAAAAATATTATATTGACAAAGATGGGACAAAAAAATTATCGGCAATAAATATTGTCAATGAAGAGGGAGATTGGGATACATGGTCTCGTACTTTATCGTCTCAAATGTTATCAAAGCAATCTCCAGCTTTAGTAAAGCAACAACTTAATCTTGCATTAAAAATAAAGCAAGAAGAATTCGATGAATATAACTCATTGACTAATCCCGCTGTTAAAAAGATGTTGTTATCATCTTTTGCCGATGAATGCGATTCGGATGCAGTCCATTTAAAAGCAGCAGCAATGCCTCGCCAAGCAAATTATGTTATTTTGCCGTCAACAAAGTTAAAACCAACAGAAATCTATGCTCCAAATTATAAAGATGGGGAATCGGTTGTATTAATTCGGCATCCGCATGGTGGTATTTTTGAAATTCCACAAGTAAAAGTTAATAATCATGATCCGGCCACAAAGTCTTTATTTGGAAATGCCCAAGATGCAATTGTTATTCACCCATCAGTTGCAAAAAAGCTTTCTGGAGCAGATTTCGATGGAGACACAGTTCTTGTTATTCCAAATAAAAGTGGGCAAATTAAAACTTCACCATCGTTAAAATCGCTTTCGGATTTTGATCCAAGATTGGCATATCCTGGATATGCTGGAATGAAACCCATGTCTGCAAGAAATAAACAAACTGAAATGGGTAAAATTTCGAATCTTATTACAGATATGACAATTAAGGGAGCTAGTCATGATGAAATTGCAAGAGCTGTTAAGCATTCGATGGTTGTTATTGATGCAGAAAAGCATAATTTAAACTATAAACAATCATTCAAAGATAATGGAATTGCGGCTTTAAAAGAAATTTATCAAGGCGGTTCAACTAAAGGCGCATCAACTCTTATTTCTAAAGCAAAATCTGAAATTAGAGTTGATAGAAGAAAAGATGTTTATAAAGTAGACCCAAAGACGGGCAAAAAAATATTTATTTCAGATCCCGAAAGCTATGTTAATAGCAAAGGTAAGGTTATTGATAAGAAAACAGTATCTACAAAGATGTATGAGATAGATGATGCATATAAATTAAGTTCTGGAACACGAATGGAATCCATTTATGCTGATCATGCTAATGCATTAAAGGCACTTGGTGATAGAGCTCGAAAAGTCTCTGCTAATACCCCCTCTCTAAAATATTCACCTTCTGCCAAAAAGACCTATATCAAAGAAGTTGAGTCATTACTTTCTAATTTATCAATAGTAATTAGTAATAAACCATATGAGCGCCAAGCTTTGCTATTAGCAAATAAAGTTGTATCTGCAAAAAAGCAAGCTAATCCGAATTTAACCCCCCAGGATTTAAAAAAAGTCCGTGGTCAGGCATTAGCCGAAGCTCGCGACAAAGCAACAACGCGACTGGAGGCAATATGGTTGGTAGTCCGCCGCAGTACGAGATGATTGCGTAGTACCTTTACGGCTCACGCCGCACGCCTTATTCAATTGCTA